CGCCTATAATCTGGCCAATCATTTCTCAGATCCCAGCCACACGGCAAAAGCACCAGTCATGGCGCCGGCAACAACGCTAATAAGCGCACTTTGCTGCGTGCTAAGGTCGGGCTGCGTCAGCGCCCACTCGATGCAGCGTATATACATAATCGTCATCACGGCCATCATCAGACGCGGCATGATCTTATATTCCAAAAGCTTTTCCATCTTACACCTCTATGTTGATGTTAGTGCCTTGCGGCCTGTCAGCATTGGTCTTGGTGCCGAACTTATCATACCCCTTGCCCAGATCCAACTTCTGCTCCCTGAGCGCGTCCAGATGCGTGTGGTTGGCCCTATGCTCTTTGGCTACCCGCTGCTCCACCAGATGCGCCTCTATGCGCTCACGCGATTGCGTTTGCTGGTGTATGTCTGACTGCACGTTGAACGGTGCCGATCCTATGCCTGACACGCCGTCTGCCATCAGCGACGCACCGCGATCCAGACAAAGCCAAACAGCGCGCCAACGCAAATCAGAAACAGCAGCAAGCCAGCCGCCCATGCGATGATCGTTTCCTTGCGCTCGATGCGTTTATACATCGCATCCTTCTGCTTCTGCCGGATCTCGTTTTCCATGCGGATCAGTTCCTGCCACGCAGACGGGCCAAGCGTTTCTGAAATCATCTTGCGCAGCTCGTCGCGCATATTCTCGCGCTGCTTCTTCTGCACAAACAGATCCATCGCCTGCTGCTCGACGCTGCCGAAGCTCTGATACCATTTTGGGTTTTCTACGCGCTTCGCTGCAAAGTCGAAGTCGCTGATCGCCTTAGACCAGCGCCCCAGATCGCCAGCCATGCCCTCCAGATCCCGCCCGATCTGGCAGCCCTTGCGTATTGCGTTGAACGCTGTGGACGCTGCCATGATTGCCGTGGCGGGGTCTATCATGGCTCATCGCTCCATCAGGCGGTCTATTTTCTCTTCTATTCGATCAAAGCGCGCCACGATCTGCGCCATGACGGCTGTGCTGTCTGCCTTGGTAACGTAATCCTTGGCCATTTCTTCGCGGGTCTTGTTCAGCAGAATATTGAGGCGCTGCATCTCGTCCACAGCGCTCTTCAATACCCAGCCGATCAGGCCCAATCCGGCAGTCAATGCCGCCGTCCAGAGCATGTCAGCGTCCATCAGTAAGACCCTTCCCAGACGCGCATCTTGGCGAACTCGCCTGACATCATCTTGCGCTTGACGACCTCCTTGGCCGCTTCTGTATCAGACCATGACACACCGGCCTCTTTGAGCCATGCGCCAAGCACAGCGCCGTCTACGAAGCCCACAAGCCGGTTTTCGCCTGACATGCCTATGCCAGCGTCTTTTGCTGCCTGCGCGTCTCTCAGCGACTGGCTGACGTCGTGACGCTGCTTGATGACCATGTGGTCATGCTCAAAGTCGATATTTTCCGAAATCTTCGCCATGTCTTATTTCTTCTTGGCGCGTTTCGTTGGTGCGGGTGCAGGCGCTGGCTCAACATCGCCAAGCACTTTCAGTGCGTCTGGGCGAACGCGCATCAGCGTTTCAACCTCTGCGTTTGGCAGCTCGGCGTTGTCGCCTTTGACCAGCTTGCCAATTGACGTGTGAACCTTGTGGCCTACAACTAAAACTTTTTTCATGTCGATCCCTCGTTAAGCAGAGGGGGCGTGAAGCCGCCCCCTCTTGTAGTATATTACGATGTGGTGTTGTCGTAAATCGCGCCGTTGGCTTTCTCGTTTTTCGAGCAAAGCGCCAGCTCTGTAGTCACCTGACGTGTGGTGTTGTCGCCATTTTTGGCCAAAGCAACATTCTTGGTTCCACGCAATACTGCGCATTCCCACATGTTGTCCTGCAGCACGAACACGTCACGGCTACGGTTTTCGCGTGACGGCATGAACTGAACCGTACCCCACGGAGTCACGTAGACTGCAAGCGACTTGACCACAGTCTCGTCACCGGCTTGTACCGCTGAGCGCTGGTTGTTGTTACCAGTGAAGCCCAGAGCAACATTCATCTGGAAGGCTGACAGATATACTGTATCTGGCTTGCCGCCTTCTTCCCAGATTGACTGCATGACGTCGTCAAACTTGGCCTGCGAGAATGCAGTTGGAGTGCCATCGTCTGTACGCGCGTCTGAGCCGTCGCCGGTTGGGTTTGCACCAGAGTTACCAGACTGGAAGTTTACGTTTGTAATCAACCATGATGGTACACCACCAGTTTTACGCGCAGCAGTGTTAGACCCTACTACGTTTCCCTGATTTGCAAAAAGCGCCTTTTCGATGTCGAGCTTCTGCTCTTTAGCGATAAGCAATGTTTGGTACGCCATTTCTTTGGCGCGGCCAGCATTGTCCACCGCTTCATCGGTATCGGAAATAACCACAGCGTTCTTAAAAATCTGGGTTCTCGCTCCGAGGCGCACAGTCGGCGTAACGGCATCGGCAGATGTCGCGTCACCTTCAATGTGAGCGTTTACGGCTGACGCGCGCAACGCTTGTGTTTGCCACTCAACCAGAGTGTTTTTAGCTTTTGTTTTAGCAGACTTGCTGTAAAACGGTGTCTCAGATGGGTCTACATTGTAGATTACATCTGCCAAATCTTCACGGATTCCTACGGAATCATATGTGTCGAATGTATTTGCCGGTTGGGCCATTGTCGTTTCCTTTCAAGGAGTTAGCTTTTTAACATCAAGCTCAATGCGTCATCGATTGAGCCTGTCTTCTGCAAGCGCTGTTGCGCTTTTTTACGGGTTGCAGCCTGTCCGTCTGGGCGTTTCTTTGCACCAGCTTTGACAACGGGTCGAACGCCATCAGCTTTTGACTGTGACTTCTGCCTATTGGCAACCAGTTGACGATACTTACGCGCGTCGTTTAACGCCCGCACATATCTCGCATCAGACACGCCAGCAATTTCCTCCGGCGTGAAGCCGTAGTGAACGCCTGTGTCTATGATGCCCGCCTTCAGCTTTTCGCCTTTGTCGGGATCTGCGATTTCGGGGATATACTGCTTCAACACTTCCGCTTGCTCGGCAAGGTAGGCTTGTCTAGCCGCTTGCTGTTGCTGCGCTTGTTGCTGGTGCATTCCCCGCAACTGGACTAATTGCTGGTCGTGCGCGGCCTTTGCCTCGTCATATGTGAGCTTCGCTTCCATGTATCCAATTGGATCTTGGTCAAAAAGCTCTTTCGACGGTGGGGTTGGGGCTTGCAGACCACCTTGCTGGGCTTGTTGATACATAGCCAAGACTTGTTGCTGCTGTTGGGCCAATGCCTGAGACTGCTCCTTGTATTTCTTTTCCAAGGCAGCATTTTCCTGCATTTTTTGATTGATGTAACCCTGACCCGCCGCAGATTGCTTTAACTGATCCAGTGTCCAACGCTCTTCTTTGCCGTTAATTTTAACGGGGATGAGGTTGGTGTCTTCAGCCGCCTCTACTAGGTCGTCGTCATCAATTTGGTCATCTTCGACATATTCTGCGTCTTCTATGTCTTCGCCGGATGCCTCGACGTCATCATCGCTCTCTGCAACATCTTCAACTGCTTCGCTCTCAACGTCTTGAGTTGGCGCTTCAGCTGCTTCCACTGCTTCGCTTTGATTTTCTTCACTTGGCTCTGGGGCCAACATTGCCTCTACGGCATTATCTAGGCTAGTCGCTTCCACGGTGCTAGTTCCTTCGTTTGCGATCTAAAATGACCTCTGCTGCAATCGCAGCGTCGAGTGTGTCACCGATCTTGTTTAACGCACGCAGTATTGCGTGCGCCTCTTCGCGCATCTCTATATCGGAGGCTGCGCTGTTGGCGAAGATGCGCATTTGCTCCTCACGAACATCGTCCACGAACGTCTGAAACGCCGTGTCATTCTTTAGCCGCTTTGCGTCATCGGCTTGTATGCGGATGTCAGCGCTCACTGTGGTGTACCCTGAGCCATACCGCCGATCATGCGAACTTTATCCTGCTCGGCCTTGATGCGCGCCACGTCTACGGCAGTGCCGTATTGGCCATATACCTTGGCTGCGTCCACCATGAGATCCTGCGCCATCTGATCGCGCTTCAGATCGTTGTCGGCGGCTGCTTTCTGCGCGTCAAGCTGCAGCTTCATCATGTCTGACTGCATTTTGCCCTGCACCTTGATCTGCTCAGCCTGCAGGAATGCGGCGTTTGGATCTTGCGCCTGACCCTGCTGCGCCATCATAGCCTGCTGTTGCTGCTGCATCTGTAACATCTGCATCTCGATTTCCGGCGTAATCGGCGCGAAATAGCGGTCGGCATTGCGTACACCTGACAGCGCCAGACTGTCTGCCAGTGTGTTGCGGATGTTGGTCAGCGATACCAAGCCATTCATCGGGCCATATTGCTGGTAAACCATCTGCTGCATCTGCAGTGCTTGGTTCAATGCCATCTGCTTTTCTTCTTCGCGGCCAGTGCCAAGCCCGACGTTGATGCTGATGTCCATCGACGTATCCCAGACACGCGGATCGACGGGGATATATTGCCCGTTCATCCGCATCATAACCTCTTCGTCCATGTTCTTGTTCATCAGGCGCAGCATGACGCCAAACAAGTCACGCAGGCCGTCAGCCAAGTTGCGCACCATCACCTCTGTCTGGCCCGCAGCGGCCTGCACAGACGCCTGAACGGCTGCCTTGGTGGTAGACTGCAATGCGTCAGGATTAAGCCCCACAGAGGCGCTTGTAACGCCCGTCTTCTGCTCGGTGAGCTGATCCATATACGCAAGCGCAGATAGCGTCTGACCGGCGACAAACGGCACGCTGAGATCCTGCACAGATCCGGCTTGGCGCATCCGCACAAGTGAGCCAATTTCGTTATTTAGGACATCGTCTATATTTACTGCGCCATCCACGATACCAATGCGCGGATTGTTGGTCATCGCCACGTTGTCCAAGATGCCACGCAGAATAGACGTCGCTGCATCTTGGTCGTTTTCCACCAGTTCAGAAAGGCTGTGTCCGTACCAGCTGTGTGGCTCTGGGTCGATCTCAAACTTGGCAAACGGGATCTCGTCGCACGGCATGAAGTCTAGCAGCTCATATGATGTGCCGCCGCAGAGAAACTTGTACAGCACCGGCACGCCGGTTCCGTCAACATCCATACGCATGTAGGCTTCTGTGATGCCCACAAGCTTCATGGACGGGTCTAGCTCGTCTTCGTCTGACAAGTCTTCCTCGTAGCCTTGGCGCTCAAGAACCTCTGCGCCAGACATGTCGTTTGTGCCGTCAAATGGCGTCAGGTTGGATATGACCTCGAAGTCGAAGCCCATCTCGACCAGATCGCCGACGCGCATGTCTGTGCGGTGCGCCACGACATATGCGTCATCAAATGAGCGGCAGTCGCGGTTTACGAAAAACTCTTCCGGCGGGATGCTTTCGATACGCAGCTCGCCCTTCATTTCAGTGCGGCTAATCTTGACCGAATGGACAGGAAGCTCGATCTGCATGCCCATCTCGTCCATCTCGATGGACATTTCCATCGTATGCTCAATCACGTCCACGTTATCCTCTTGGATCAGAAACGTGTATTCGTCATCAGACAAGTCGGTGTAGGTGTAGATTTCCGCAACGGGATAATCATGCCAATACGCCTTCACGATGCCCTGCTTCTTCACCATGGCGTCTTGGAACGCG